ATGCCGCTCAGCGAACGGCTGATCCGCGCGCAAACGTCCGCGCCCGAATGCGGTTCGCGTATTCTCGCCGCCATGGCCTCCGGAGCGAGCATCGACGAGATCGCCGACCAGGAGTGCCTGTCTCCAAAGCAGGTTGAAAGATTGCCGCGCGAGGAATTGGGGCGTCGATGGGTCGCGCCGACGCGGGAATATGCGGGCCTCCAAATCGTTCGTCTCGGGAAGATGAGCGCCGAACCGCGTCTCGAGGCCGAGAAAGGCGACCTACGATCGAGCGATCGTGTCCTCGAGATATTCGATCGCGCGGATCGCCATCACGTCTTTTCAAAAATATTTCCCTCGCCGCCGGAACTCGACGAAAACATCCGCGAGAAGCCGCGGGTCACGCTCGAGCGCCTCGCCCGGATGTCGTCGACCAATCCGAGCTATTCGTGACCGACGCGAAAGCGCGCGGCGCCGAGCCGAAGAATCAGCGGGTAGGATCGACTAAACCTCCCGTGCACTCGGCGCTTCAGGAGTTTCGCCGTCTGTTCGCGCTCAACCCTACCGAGCGCGCCCGACTTTTCGCTGCAATGACCGAGAAGGAATGCCAGGAGTTCTACTACGATTGGTCGCTGTGGGGTCGCCCCGAACAGAAGCCGCCGCGGGGCGATTGGCTTTATTGGTTGATTCTGGCCGGTCGCGGCGCCGGCAAGACCCGCGCCGGCGCCGAGGCGGTGCGCGAATGGGTCAAGACCTTCGAGATCGTCAATCTGATCGGGTCGACCCATGACGACGTCCGCGACATCATGGTGCTCGGCGAATCCGGCTTGATGTCGATCTGCCCGAACGAGGAGCGGCCACGTTACGGGCGCGCCTCGGCGCGACTTTCCTGGCCCAACGGCGCGGTGTCACAATTGTTCTCGGCGGAAGAACCGGACCGGCTGCGTGGCAAGCAGCACATGAAGCTGTGGCTCGACGAACTCGCGGCGTGGCGCAACCCCGACGCGTTCGAACAGGCGCTGCTCGGCCTCCGCCTCGGCGACAAGCCGCAGGCGGTGATCACGACGACGCCGCGTCCGACCAAGCTGATCAAACAACTCGTCGCCGACAAGCACGCGATGGTCACCCGCGGCTCGACGTTCGACAACTCGCACCACCTCGCCGAGGCGTTCCTGAAGCGCATCACCCAGCGCTACGAGGGTCGCGCGATCGGACGGCAGGAATTGTTCGCGGAAATCGTCGAGGAAGCCCCCGGCGCGCTGTGGACCCGCGCTCTGATCGAACGCCAGCGGCTACGCGCGGACACCGCCACGAACTATAACGAAATCGTGATCGGCGTCGATCCGCCCGCCAAGTCCGGCGCGAGAGCCGACGAATGCGGGATTCTCGTCGTCGGCAAGACCGAACGGGCGGTGATCCACGTGATCGCGGACCTCACCAGCCAGGGCGACACGCCGGGCCAGTGGTCGGCGCGCGTCGTCGCGGCGTATCGACGCTTCAAAGCCAACCGGATCGTCGCCGAGATCAACAACGGCGGCGAGATGGTCGTCGAAGTGCTGCGACAGAGCGACCCCAACCTGCCGGTGCGCAAGGTCACCGCGACTCGCGGCAAGTTTTTGCGCGCCGAACCGATCGCCGCCGCTTACGAACGCGGCGCCGTATTCCACCTCGGCGATTTCCCGAAGCTCGAGGATCAGCTCTGCACGCTGACGCCGGATTTCGATCCGCGCGCATCAGGGTTCTCGCCCGATCGCGCCGACGCGCTGGTCTGGGCGATCGCCGATCTGATCGCAATCGAGCCCGCGGGAGCGCAAGCGCTGCTCGACTTCTATCGCGAGGAGATGAAGACGGTTTGAATCTCAGCGCCGAGGTTCGAATTCAGGGGCGACCACTTCGTGCAGAGCGTCGCCCAGCTTGCGATGGAACGCCTCGGCGGTGAATTGCGCGTTGACCATCTCGGTCCTGTCGTTCTTCGGCGCCGGGCATTGGGCGTCCGAAGCCGCGACGCCCCGCCCCTTGAGATAGGCCTTCAGATCGACCTCGAGCCGCGCCCGGTCGCGGGCGGCGGGAAAGACATCGGTGATCCAGATATCCTTTCCGCGGGCCGCCTCGGCGACACAGAAGGTCCAACCGCCCGCGCTCGCGGGTCCGCCGAGCAGGGGTAGAATCAAGAGAATTCGCGGGGCGAACGCGCGCATCGGGGCGACTCCGGGTCGGACCCGCCATAGCCGCCGGCGCAGCGCCGGGCAAGCCAAAGCGGCGTCCGGGTTTCGTCCGGACGCCGCTACGGGGCTTGAAAACGCGAAAATCGTTTCGTGCTGAAAAGCAATCGGTCGGAGATGAAAATTTCGTCGGCTGAGGAAGCAATTACGCGCGCCCCGGTCGACGCCGAGACTCCTACGCCGACCCGCTCCCCCGCCGCGGTGGCGAAAGTCACGTCGCGGTGGCGATTTTCGAATGGCCAGAACAAAACATGAACTTTTGCTTGCGCTGTTACGCCGTTCGTGGCATAGTCATCTACATTGGAGATGGTGCGGCCGGCGGCCACGCGCCCGCTCGGCCCCGTGAAGTTCCCCTCCCTGCGTCCGTGGGGAGAGGTGAGGGGTGGGGCGGTCGCGGGAAACGCGCCGACCTCCAGTCTCGCGGCGACCCCACCCCCGGCCCCTCCCCGTAAGAACGGGGAGGGGCGGCGACCGCCGCCCCGAAATTTGCTCTCGCGCTCGAAACTATTCGTCCCGCCGGACGCCGCGCTCGCGCGGCGGCGCGCGCGTCCTCACATCACGGAGCCTTCCCAGCGATGTCGATGCTCGATCTCTTCTTACCGCTCGCCAAGGTCGATCTCGACCAACGAGTCGTCCATGGCGTCGCGACCGCCGAGGCGCCCGACCGGTCGGGCGAAATTTGCGACTATGCCAGCACCAAACCGTTTTTCGAGGCGTGGTCGGCGGAGGCGGAGAGCGCCAGTGGCGGCAAGTCGCTCGGCGCGGTGCGCGCGATGCATGGTCGGGTCGCGGCTGGCAAGCTGACCGACATCGCGTTCGACGACGAAGGCAAGCGCATTCTCATCGCCGCGAAGATCGTCGATGACGACGAGTGGGTGAAAGTGACCGAGGGCGTCTACACCGGCTTCAGTCAGGGCGGCCGTTATGTCAAACGCTGGCCCGACGCGGACACCGGGCTGACGCGCTACACCGCGGAGCCGACCGAGATCTCGCTGGTCGACCTGCCCTGCCTGCCCGACGCGACCTTCGAAGTCGTCAAGGACGGCGTGATCGAGAAACGCGCGTTCGCGCCGAGGCCGACGCCGACGGAAAATCGGCGGCTCGTGGCGGAACCCGCGCCCGAACAACGTAACCAGGCGCGCGTCGAGGCCGTTCCACCTTCCGCCGCGCTCGGTTCCGCCTCCCCTTCCCAAGCGCTCGCAAGGGCGGTTGCCGCCCTCTCCCGCGCCGCCGACAGATTGGAAAAAGCGATCGACGAAAATTCCGCCCTACGAAAATCCGTCGCCGACATTTCGCCCACGATCGAATCGCTGGCCAACCGCCTCCGAATCCTGGAGTCGCGGCCGGCGCCCGCGAGGGCGGCGCTGCGCGGCGTGAGCAAGAGCGAGGATCGCGTCGATCCGCCAGCGACCGACTCGCAGGCCGCGATCTCTCATCTCGCGAGCCTTCCGCCGCAAGAACGCGCGCTCGCGCTGACCAAGATCAGCCTCGCCAACCCGCTGCCGCCGCGGTTCTGACGTCGGTTCACCCGGCTCGCTCCGCGCCTCCAATCAAGGACCTCTCGACATGGGCCTGAACTACCTCGCGCCATCCCCGTATGCCGCCTTCGTCACCCGCAAGGGCACGTTCCAGGCCGATGTGAATGGGCTGATCGCCAATGTCGGGCCGGGGGCGCAAGCGCTCGATCTCATCGCGGACGGCTGCGTGCCATTGGCGTTCAACCCGTTCGCCAATTTCCGCAACCTGATCGACGGCGGCGACTTTTCGATCAATCCGTTTCAGCGCAACGTTCCGGGCCTCGCCTCCGGCGGCGTCATCGCGAACGCGATCGCGGCGACGCCGACCTATTTCGCCGACCGTTTCTTCGCCGCCGGCGGAGCTTCGTCGGCGATCCTGATGGCGGCGGTCGCCGAGGCGAGCCTCGTCGGCTTCAACCAGAGCCTCAAGGTGTCGCGTCAACCCGGCAACGCCAACACGGCCTCGATCTTTCTCGGACAGGTGACGGAAACGTTCGACGCGCTGCGCTGCCAGGGCCAGACGGTCACGCTCTCGTTCTGGGCGCGCACTGGCGCGACCTATTCCGGCGGGCCGCTCACGGTTCAGATCGCCTATGGCTCGGGCGTCAACCAGAGCGCGGCGAGCGCGCTCGCCTCGACCTGGACCGGCCAGGCGAGCGTGCTGATCGCGACACAGTCGCTGACCTCCGGCATGACGCGCTATCAGTTCACCGGCGTTGTTCCGACCAGCGCCACGCAGCTCGCGGTGTTGCTGTCGTTCACGCCGAGCGGAACCGCGGGCGCGGACGATTCGATCGTCGTCAACGGCGTCCAACTCGAGATCGGCGCCAGCGCCTCGCCGTTCGAGCGGCTCGACGCCCAGGTCGTGCTCGAACTCTGCCAACGCTACGCCTGGGTGCAGGCGGAGCCGGCGGCCGGCGTCGTGGTCGGCGTCGGCGCCAACACGGGCGCCTCCTCGCAGCTATTTTATATCGCGACCCCCGTTCCGCTACTGAAAGGCCCGACGGTCACCGTCTCCGCGGGCGCCTTCAAGACCAACCAAGCCGGCGTCGCCACGGCGACCACGATCACGCCGGGCGCAACCCACACTCCGAATGCGATCTCGATCAACGGCAGTTCCTCGGGAACGGCCGGACAGGCGACGATGCTGCAGGGCGGCGGCGGATCGGGGTGGATTCTGGCGAGCGCGGATTTCTGAGACGATTCGGGCGAGCCCGTCCGCTGTCCCTCGGGAATACGCCGGCCAACCAGGACTTGTGGCAAGACTTCCGTCATTGCAAGCAAAGCGAAGCGATCCAACGGATTGGCGGACGACGGTGGACTCCTTCGATTCGCTTGCAATGACGGCGCCGGGCCTGTGAGAGCATGCCCAACCAAATCTCCCTCACCCGATAGGACCCACACCATGAGCATCACCCAGACCACGCAAGAAACCCTAGGCCTGATGAAGGAGTCGCTCGCCAAGAACATCAGCATCTCCACCGGCCTGACCAACTACGATCTCCAGGCGCCGGCGAAGAATCTCTATCCGATCATCACTCCGCTGCGCAACTCGCTGCCGCGGGTACAGCGGCTCAATCCTGGCGACGCCGCGCGCTGGCGCACGATCGGCTCGATCACCGGTTCCGGCTTCGACGCGATCGGCTGGGTGCCCGAGGGCCAGCGCTCCGCGAGCATGTCCTATGTCGCGACGCCCCAGGTCGCTCCCTACGTCACGCTCGGCGAGGAAGACACGGTGACCTTCGAAGCCGAGGCCGCCGCTCAAGGTTTCGAGGACATCAACTCCACCGCGACCCTGCGCCTCTTGCAGAAGACCATGCGCAAGGAAGAGACCGCGCTGCTCGGCGGCAACACGTCGGTCGCGCTCGGCACGCCCTCGACCCCGACGCTGAGCGCGTCGGGCTCTGGCGCCACCTTGCCCGCGGCGACGTATTCGGTCATCGTCGTCGCGCTGACTTTCGAGGGCTATCGCAACTCCTCGCTGGCCAGCGGCGTCGCGACATCGAAAACCATCACCGGCAACGACGGCAATACCTATCCGATCAACGGTGGCTCCTCCAACCGCAGCGCCAACGCGACCCAGGCGGTGACGCTCGGCCAGTCGCTCAACGCCACCGTCGCGATCGTGAACGGCGCCGTCTCCTACGCCTGGTTCGTCGGCGCGGCGGGCTCGGAGACCTTGCAGGCGATTTCCTCGATCAACAGCGCGACATTCTCGGCGCCGCTGCTCTCGGGCCAACAGCTCGCGAGTTCGATCACTGCCGACAATTCAAGAAATCCGACGCTCGCCTTTGACGGCCTGCTCACCGTCGGCTTCAATCCGGCCAACGGCGCCTATGTGCAGTCGTTTGCGTCGGGCGTCGCGGGAACCGGCACGTTCCTGACCTCCTCGGGCCGGGGCTCGGTCGTCGAGATCGACAACATGCTGACGCAGATGTGGAACCTCTATCGGCTGTCGCCGACGGTGCTCTACGTCAACGCGCAAGAGCAGAAGAACATCACCAACAAGTGCCTGACGAACGCCTCCGGCCCGCTGCTGCGCTACAACGTGACGGCGGACGGCGACAATGGCGGCCCCTACGGCGTCTCGGCGTCGGGCGTGGTTCGCTGGTACTACAACCCGTTCAGCGTCGACGGCGGCTTCGACATTCCGGTCAAGGTCCATCCCGATCTGCCGCCGGGCACGATCCTCGCCTACTGCGAGCGCCTGCCGGTCTGGTACCAGTCCAACCAAGTCCCGAATGTCGCCGAGGTGCTGACCCGGCGGGACTATTACCGCGTCGATTGGCCGCTGCGCACCCGTCGCCGTGAATATGGCGTCTATGCCGAGGAAGTGCTTGCGGTCTACGCGCCGTTCGGCATCGGCATTCTCACCAATATCGGGAACGGATGACGCGGGACGGAGACTGGCGAACGGACGCGGCCGGGCCGCCTCCGCGTTTTGCGCCGCCGCGATTGGTTGCTCCCCGAGGGTTGTCCGATGTCCCCGTATGACCTGACCACGCTCCCCGCTCTGAAGGCCTGGCTCGGGTTGCCGAGCCCGGCGTCGCCCAGCGACGCGACGCTCTCGGCGTTGATCATCGCCTGCAGTCGCGCGATTCTCTCTGCTCTCAGCCGGCCCGGCCTGTTGCCGCAAACCTATGTCGAGACCCTCGACGCGGAAAGTCAGCGGGTGATTCTGCGGCATTGGCCGGTGTCGCGGGTGCTGTCGGTCACGCTGAACGGCTTGCCTGTTCCGCCCGCGGCGCCCGCAAGCGCTTCTCCGGAATTCGGCTATGTCCTGCAACCCTCAGAGGCCGCGCCGCCCGGCAAGCCGCAGGCCCTCGACGTGCACGGATTTCGCGTGCGCCGACGGCGACAAAATCTCGTCGCCGCCTACAGCGCCGGCTATTCGGTCCAGGGGGAGGCAGCCGCCGTCCCCGGCGCGGCGCCTTGGACGCTGTCCACTTTGGCGCCCTATGGACCTTGGGCCTCGGACCTCGGCGTGAGCTACGCCTCGACCGGCGCCGCCCTGACCGCGGTCGGCTCGGCGCCCACGATCGGGCAATATGTCGTCAGCGCCGGCGTCTATCAGTTCAGCGCGGGCGACGCCGCCGAAAGCGTGTCGATCTCCTACGGCTATGTCCCGCAGGACATCGGGCAGGCCGCGCTGGAATTCGCGGCCGAGCGTTTTCGCGCCGCGGAGCGGATCGGGCTGCGCTCGAAATCGATCGGCGGACAGGAGACAATCGGCTACGACTCCTCGGCGATCTCGGCGCCCGTGATGGCGCTGCTGCAGCCCTATCGCCGAGTCGCGGTCTGATGTTGAGGATCGCGATCGAGGGCGCCGATGCGCTCGACGTCCGCCTCGCCGCCTATTCCGGCGCTTTTCGCGACGCGCTCGCCGCGAAGGCGGAAGCGCTGGCGAACGCGCTCGCTGACAAGGTGAAGTCCGAAAAGCTCGACGGCGAGGTCTTGAACGCACGGTCCGGCGCGTTGAAGAACTCGGTCGCGGCGGAGGTCTCCGGCGACGGCGCGGATTTCGTCGCGACCGTCGGCTCGTTCGGCGACGTCAAATATGCCGCGATCCAGGAATATGGCGGGCGCACGGCGGCGCATGAAATTCTCCCCGACAAGGGAAACGTCCTGGCCTTTCTGGTCGGCGGTTCATTGCACTTCGCGCGTCGGGTTCAGCACCCCGGCTCGACGATTCCCGAGCGCTCCTATTTGCGCTCCAGCCTCGACGAAATGCGCGACGAAATCGTCGCCGCGCTCGCCACGGCGGCCGACGAGTCCTGGGAGGCGTCATGAGCCGGGAAGCCGCGTTCTCCGCCTTATTCGCCGCCGTCACCGCCGCCTATCCCTGGGGGCTGACGTCGCGACGGATGAAACTCTGGACCGAGGTGCCTTCCGCGCTCCGCCCCGCCTTCTTCCAGCTCGAATCCGGTCCCGAGTCCTACCAGTGGGCCTCGCCGGCGACGCCGCGGCGCACGCTCGAGGCGAAACTGTTCCTCTATTTCGACGCCCGCGATCCCGCGACGCCGGGGGCGACCGCGATCAACCAGGCGCTCGACGCGATCGACGCGGCGCTCACGCCCTCGGGCGCCGACCTCGCGAGCGGCCGGCAGACGCTCGGCGGCGTCGTCCATGATTGCAAGATCAATGGAGTGCCGGTGCGCGACACCGGCGATCTCGACGGCGATGGGCTGGCGGTGGTCAGCGTGAGATTGATCGCGCCCTGAGGCGCGCCTCGTCCCCTCAAGGAACATCCGCATGCCCTCGGACGGAATCGAAACGCCGTTGCCGGCGAGCCTGTTCGCGCGCCTGGCCGCCGCCGCGCGCTACGCCATCACCGGGGTGACGCCCGATACCTGGTTCGGCCCGCAACAGCCGCTCACGCCCCAGGCGCCGCCGGAGGTCAAGGGCCGGCAATGGGACTATCCATTCGGCGTCAACCTCTCCTACGTCCCGCGCTCGGAAGCGGGCATCTCGTTTCTCGAGTTGCGCGCGCTCGCCGACGCGCTGCCGCTGCTGCGAGCGGTGATCGAGACCCGGAAGGATCAGATCGCCGGGTTGAATTGGTCGGTGCGCGCGCGCGATCCCTTCGGCTCGCCAAACGCGGGCGCGCGGATCGCCGCGGCGCGCGGCTTCCTCGCGCGCCCCGACCGCCGCCACGACTTCGCGACTTGGCTGCGCATTCTGGTCGAGGACATGCTGGTCATCGACGCGGCGACGATCTATCCGAGATTCGCGCTCGATGGCTCGCTCTACTCGCTCGACGTCATCGACGGCTCGACCATCACGCCGCTGATCGGCGAAGACGGCCGCTCGCCGGAGCCGCCCGATCCCGCCTACCAGCAAGTGTTGCACGGCGTGCCGGCGGCGGACTTCGCCTTCGACGATTTGCTGTATCTGCCGCGCAATGTCCGCTCGCACCGGCTCTACGGCATGAGCCCGGTCGAGCAGATCGCGCTGACGATCAACATCGCGCTGCGCCGCGACACCGCGACGCTCGACTACTATCGCATGGGCTCGGTCCCGGACTCCTTCGCGACGCTGCCGAAAGACTGGACGACGGATCAGCTCAGGCAGTTTCAGGATTATTTCGACTCGCTGATGAGCGGGAATCTCGAGCGCCGGCGGATGGTCAAGTTCATGCCGGCGGACTTCAAGCTGATGGAAACCCGCCAGCCGCCGCTGAAGGATCAGTACGACGAATGGCTGGCGCGGGTGATCTGCTACGCCTTCTCGGTCCCGGCCTCGGCGTTCGTGTCGCAGGTCAACCGAGCCACCTCCGAGACCCTGCGGATGCAGGCGACGCAGGAAGGGCTGGCACCGCTGAAATCGTGGGTCAAGAACGCGCTCGATTGCGTGATCCAGGTCCACCTCAAACAGCCCGATCTCGAGTTCGTCTGGGTCGGCGATGACGGCGTCGATCCGCTGGAGCAGGCGCAGACCCTGCAGATCCTGGTCGGCGCGGGGATCAAGACGCGCGAGGAGGCGCGGGCGGATCTGGGGTTGGCGGCGGAAAGTGGCAAGGGCGCGCCCGGGTTGGGGAAGTTCAACCCGTATCACGATGAACAAGGGCGGTTCACGGGCGCGACGGGGGCGGTCGATACACGCGGGGATGTCAATCGGGCGCCGAGGTCGGAAAGCATTCAGGTTGCCGCTCTCGACAATTTCGCGGCGGACGCGAGTGTCGCCGGAGGCGATTCCAACGCCGTCGCGGCCGGCCCGACGATGCCGATGATGGAAGAGCCGGCGCCGGAGCCGGTGAAGCCAACGGAGCCCAGCCCCGCCGCCCCCGACTCGGCTAACCCGTCGACCAATCCATCAACTTCGGGTTCTGGTCGCGCGGCGGCGCTCGTCGATCCGACATTGCTCGATCGAATTATCGCGTCAGGTGTCAAGGTCACGCCTGAAAACGTTGTTGCGACGGGCGTAATGCCGGATGGAAGGATGGTCTGGCTCGAAACGGGCGACAAAGATAGCGGTCTCGCGCATATCATAGGCGACCACGGATTGGAATTTACGAAAATCGGCGTTGCCGACGCAGATATTCCTCAGGTGATTATCAACGCGTTGACAAACGGTACAATAGTTGGTTACCAGGGCCAAGGCAACGATCGGCCAATTATTGAAACTGAAATCAACGGGGAGCAATACAAAATAGCTATTACGGTCGGGTCTAACGGATATATAGTCGGTGCGAATATGAGAGGTCGCTCGCGATGAGAACGATAAAATTGATGGCGGACTACCTTTCATATCCAATCTGGGAGGGTATAAATGGAGACATCCCTCCAGATTCTCTGCCAATTTCTGAATCACTCACCGATTCTTTGTTGAATTGGGCCTCCGATTATGACAAAACTTTCGTTTCGTACGACCCGCCATCATCTGGATTTGAGTCGCAAGAATCTGCGGATAAATTCGTCGCGACTGGCTACGATTTGCTGTCTCGCCTCAAGGCTGAGCTAGGCCCAGATTTTGAGATTGCGCACAGTATCAGGGCACGGGTTAAACCGACAGCCTAAACACGACCCGATGCGTGATCCATAGCCCCCGCGGCCGGAACCCGACAGGGTTGCATCCGGAGTGGTGGGCGCGGGTGATCTGTTGTGTGGTCTCGACCCCAGCGTCGCCGCTCGTCAGTCAAGTCGTATCGTATGGGCTCGGTACCAGATTCCTTCGCGACGCTGCCGAAGGACTGGAGGACGGATCAACTCAGGCTTCCAGGATTATTTCGACGCGCTGATGAGCGGCAATCTCGAGCGCCGGCGGATGGTCAAGTTCATGCCGGCGAAGTTCAAGCTGATGGAGACCCGCCAGCCGCCGCTGAAGGATCAGTATGACGAATGACTGGCGCGGGCCAACCGGCGCGCTGGTCGATCGCCGGCATCGCCAGCGGAGCGAGGCATTCTGGCCGCGGCGAGAGACGAAGCCGATGGATGACCTCGCTTCGCTCGCCATGACGGCGCGGGCGAGGAATTCCCCCGCGGCCGGCCGCCGCCCCAAACTTCACCCCACGGAGATCCCCATGTTCGTCTTTGGCTCCGGCGTGCTGATCGGCACGCCGCAAGGCGGGACGCCGATCAATTTCGGCCTCGCGCAGGAAATCTCGCTCAATATCGCGACCACCACAAAGGCCCTCTATGGCCAGAACAACTTTCCGGTCGCGATCGGCTCCGGCACGCGCAAGATGACCGGCAAGGCCAAGCTCGCGCGCATCTCGGGCCAAGCGCTCGGCAACTTGTTCTTTGGCGTCTCGCCGAGCGTCGGCGGCGCGCAGACGCAGTTCGGCGAGGCGACCAACGTGCCGGCGAGTTCGCCCTATACCTACACTACGACCTTCCACACCACGTTCGTCTCCGACCAGGGCGTCGTCTACGCCTCCAGCGGGCTGCCGCTGAAGTTGGTCGCGTCGTCGCCGGCGACCGGACAATATTCCGTCGCGTCCGGCGTCTACACCTTCGCCGCCGGCGACGCGGGCGCGGCGGTATTGGTCTCTTACACCTACACGGTGACGTCGAGCGGCGAGAGCATCGCGGTCACCAGCCAGTTGATCGGCCCGTCGATCACGTTCTCGGCCAATCTTTTCGCCTCCGATCCGACGAGCGGAAAGCAGTTTTCGCTGCTCCTTTACAATTGCGTTGCCGAGAAGCTCGCGTTCGGCACCAAGCTCGAGGACTTCATGATGCCCGAACTCGACTTCCAGTGTTTCGCCAACGCCGCCGGACAGGTTTGCCAGCTCAACTTCGGAGACGCCGCGTGAGCGACGAGACCTTCGCGATAGAACTCGCGGGGCTCCGCTGGTTGCTCCCGCATCTGCCGTTCCGCGCAATCAAGGCGATCCAGCCGGCGTTGTTCCAAGTCTACGCCGACGCGGGCGGCGCGAATCTCACGACCGGAAGCGTCGCCGCGCTCGGCGAGGCCGAGATCGAACGCCTCGCCGAGGCGACCTGGCGCGCGATCTCGCATGTCGATCCCGCGCTGAGCTACGACGACTTCCTCGCCCTGCCCTTTTCCGTCGGCGATCTGATCCAGGCGTTCCCGTCGGTCGCCAAGGCGGCGGGGCTGCGCGCCAAGGCGAATCCGGCGACGCCGGAGGCGTCGCCCGAGCCGGGAAAATCGATTTCGACGCCGTGATCGCCCAGGTCGTCGCCAATACGGGCTGGACCTGGGACGAGGCGCTGGATGGACTGACCCTGCCGCGCCTGCTCGCGTTGCAAGCCGAATGGCGGGCGCGGCCGCCCGCGCATTGGTTGCTCGCCAGCGCGTTCAAATACCGCGCGCCCGACGCCGCGGCGGCTCCGCCGCGCCAACCCACGATCGACGAATTGAAGGCGGCGCTCCGCTGAGGCCCTCCTACGCGCTTGCCGCCACACGAAAGCCCGCGCCATGTCCGACGCCAACGTCGCCGTCACCTTCTCCGCGTCGGTCGGCGATCTCGTCTCGGGAATCGCCGACGCGCGCGAGGCGCTCGCGAGCCTCTCCGCGCCGATCTCCGAAATCAGCGGCCAGTACGCATCGCTCGGCGCCTCGCTGACCGCCGCGCACGCGCAAGCCGCCGCCGCGCTCCGGTCGGGCAACGACGCAGCCTACGGCGACGCGCTGCGCGCGGCGCGAGACGCCGTCAACGAGGAGATCAAAGCAGAGCGCGACGGTGTCAAGCAGAAGCTCGCCATCTACGCCGACGACGCCCGCGAACACCGCATCACCCAGCAGGAGAAAGTCGCCTCGTCGCGCGAAGCGATCGACGAGGCCTATTCCGCCGAGTTCGCCTCTCTGCAAAAGGAAGCCGCGCTCGGCGCACGGACTCTCGATCAGAAGCAGCGGATCCAGAATCAGATCCTCGACGCCGAGCGGCGGCACCAGGACCAGATCGAACAGATTACCCGGCAATCGCTCGACGAGCAGCAGCACGAATACGAGGCGTTTGGCAATGCGATCACGCAATCCTTCGACTCGCAATTGCGCGGACTGCTTTCGGGCACGGAGAACTGGCACACCGCGTTCAAGAACGTGCTCGAGGATCTCTTGATCAAATTCATCGAATGGTGCGAGACCTCGGTCGTGCAACATGTCGCGGCCGAAGCCGCCAAGACCTCGGCGACGACCGCCGGCGTCGCGGCGCGGACGGGGACCGAGCAGGCGGGCGCGGCCGCCTCGCTGGCGGCGCAAGGCGCGGCGATCATTCGCTCGATCATGTCGTCGGCGGCGGAGGCGTTCGCCGGCGTGTTCGGGTTCCTCTCCCCGATCCTGGGGCCGTTCGCCGCCGCCCCCGCGGCCGCCGCCTATGGCGAGGTGGCGGCAAAAGTCGGGTCGGTCGCCTCGGCGGATATCGGTATGTGGAGCGTTCCCTCCGACATGCTTGCGCTCATCCACCACAACGAACTGATCATGCCGGCGGCCCAGGCCGGCGCGTTCCGGGACTTGCTGTCCGATGGCGCGCCCCAGGCCGGCGGCGCTCGCGCGGCGGTCCACATCCACCCGACCACGAACTTCCATGTGTCCGCCATCGATTCCGGGTCGGTCGCGCAGTGGATGCGGTCGAACAGTTCGACAATGCTGAAGGCGATCGACGAAGCGGTCCGGCACGGCGCGCATCTCGGCACGCGTCGGCTGGCGAATTCTTGAGACGCGACCATGGGCTACATCGCGGGAGTTCACCTCCTGCCCGCCACCGGCGAGTTCACTTACGACACGGTCGCTTACGAGGGCGCGCGGCCGGGCGCGCCTTCCTCGCCGATCAACACCTTTTTCGCACCCGGCGGGTCGAAGACCGACTGCAGTTACGCCATCGATCAATTGGTCGCGGCGCATCCCGAATGCGCGACGGTCGCGCTGGTTTGCGCGTGGTTCGCTGATTCACTCGACGCCGCGACCTGTCGAGTCTACCCCGCCACGACCTTTGTCGGAGGGACATTCCAACAGATCGGCGGCGCGGCGGATCTCTGGCGCGTGTCCAGCCTGGACCAGACCTCGCCCGGCCTCATCGCGCTTCCGATAAACGGATCGAGCTTCGTTTACGGGGGCACGCCGTCCGATCAGAGCGTCGTGCGTTGCCTCAGGGATTTGCGGGCGCGCGGCTTCAGGATTGTGTTCTACCCCTTCCTCCTGATGACCGCTTCTGGCTACCCCTGGCGGGGGCTCATCACCCACGCGCCCGATATGACCTCCGCCGCGACCACCGCGGTCTCCGCGTTTCTCGGATCGGCCTCCCCGACGCAGTTCACCCTCGATCCGGTCAACCTGACGGTCGCCTATTCGGGTTCGCCGACGGACTATTCCTATCGCCGGATGATCTTGCACTACGCTTGGCTCTGCGTGGTCGCGGGCGGCGTCGATCTCTTCCTGCTCGGCTCGGAGTTGCGGGGCCTCGAGTCGATACGAGGCGTCGACTGGACCGCCGCGGGGACGACCGACGGTTTGGGAAAAGCCGTCTGGGACTATCCGTTCGTGGCGGGCCTCAACACGCTCGCCGCCGACGTGCGCGGCATCTTCGACGGCCAAGGCCTGACGAAGAACCTTTCGACGCTGACGAACTTGGTCGCCTATTCCGCCGACTGGTCGGATTGGATGGGGTTTCAGCATCCGGGCGCCGAGGGCCAATGGCCGCATCTCGACTCGCTGTGGGCGAATTCGGCGATCGACATGGTCGGTTTCGACAACTACCTTCCCCTGACCGATTGGACCACGGGCAACGGCGGGCTCGACGCGGTGGAGTGGCTGACCCCGGCGCCGTCCGGCCCCTGGCCGCCCAGCGACCCGTCGATGAGCGGCCTCGGGCAATCAGGGCCGCCGACGATCTATTCGCTATCCTATCTGAAAGCCAACATCGAGGGCGGGGAGAAATTCAACTGGTTCTACGATGACGGAGTGAACGCCGGGCCAGGATTCGATCCCGACGGCTCCGACACGATCGTGTCGCTGCCCCAGGGCGATCGGTTGGCGCAAACACGAAGCGCCTATTCCGCCGATCAACAATTGCTCGCCAACAAGCAGCTGCGCTGGTGGTGGAACAATTCGCACCAGGCGATCTACGACAACGGCGACGGCCACGGTTGGGCGCCACACGGACCGACCACCGAATGGGTTCCCCAATCGAAACCGATCGCCTTCATCGAATATGGCGTTCCCGCGTGCGACAAGGGAACGAACCAGCCGAACGTGTTTTTCGATCCGAAGTCGACCGGCAGCGCGACGCCCTATTGGTCGCTCTGGCAAGAGGTCCCCGGGGGTGGCTACACTCCACTTCGCGACGACACGATCGCGACGCTCGCATTGCAGGCGATCTATCAATATTGGAACGCTGACGGCCACAACGCCACGTCGTCCGGCGGCGTCCCGATGGTCGAGTTCGCGTTCTCTTGCGTTTGGAACTGGGACGCGCGCCCGTTTCCGGTTTTCCCCGTCCTCGCGAGCCAGTGGGGCGACGCGGGAAATTGGCAAGCCGGGAACTGGCTCAACGGGCGCGGGCCTTCGCTGCCTCCGGTTGCACCCTCGCCTCCACCCACGCCGGGCAACTATCCGAGTTTTCCGACGCTTTCGACTCTCGGATGGTCGACGCATGTCAAGCCGAGATTCGCGACAGACGTCGCCGATCACGCCTCGGGCCGTTCGACGAGGCGGTCGCGCCGCGCGGCGGCGTACTATGACGTCGAATTGACCTTCGATCTGCTGCGCTCCGATGCGGCGGACCTCGAGATGCAAGCGATCGCCGGCTTCTTTGAAATGACGAGCGGGGCGGCGACGCCGTTCTGGCTCGCGCCGCCCGCCTTGTCCGCGGTCTCGGACCAGACGCTCGGCGTCGGCGACGATGTGTCCTCGAGGTTCGCGCTTATTCGCTCCTTCGGCGGATACGACGAGCCCGTCGCGGGAACTTCCAGCGTCTCGGCGGCCTATCTCGATGGCGTCGCCCAATCGGTCGGCTCGTGGTCGGTCACCTCGGGCTACGCACCCGCGATCGTCTTCGCGGTCGCGCCGCCGATCGGGGCGGTCGTCTCGGCGGACTTCGAGGCGCTGTGGCTCTGCCGCTTCGCCGAGGACGCGCTCGATCTCGAGGAGTTCATGTCGATGCTGTTCGAGCTTCGAACCGTCAACCTGTCGACGGTGAGGCCATGACGACGCCGCCCTCGTTCCCGACGCTGCCGGGACAAGGCTGGAGCGTCCACAAGAAACCTACGTTCGCGACGATCGTCGCGAGCCACGTCTCCGGACGCGAGGTGCGCGACGCGTTGTATCAAAATCCGATCTGGCAATTCGAGTTGCGTTTCGACGGGTTGGGCTCGGATTCAATTTCGTACCCCGGCCTCGGCGCCCAATCCTTGCAGGGCCTGATGGGCCTGTTCCTGCAATGCCAGGGCCAGTTGGGGACATTCCTCTATATCGATCCCAGCGACAATTCCGCTACGAACCAGACATTCGCGACCGCCGACGGCGTGACGACGAGCTTCACTTTCGCCCGCGCGCTCGGCGGATTTCTCGAGCCGGTCGGCTGGGTTACGAGCGTCTCTCAAGTGACTATCGCCGGCGTCGCCCAAGGCTCGGGTTGGTCATTGGCCGCCCCGGCCAGCCTCGTATTCGCGGCAGCGCCGGCGAGCGGCGCGGCGATCGGCGCGTCATTCGCCTACGCGTTCGAATGCCGGTTTGACGACGACTCGGCGGATTTCGAGGAAGTCATGCGAAATCTCTGGACGCTGGAGAGTCTCAAGTTCCGGTCGGTGCGCACGTCATGAAGACCGCGTCGACCGCGCTCCTCGCCTTCCTGAACGCGGCGCGAGCGAATCCCGATGCGCCAATCGCCTTCGCCGATTGCTTCACGTTCACGCTCTCGACGGGAACGATCCTCACCTATACCAACGTCGACCAACCCATCGTCTACAACGGCTCCCTCTTCGCGGCCGATGGTCCGTTGGTGCAGGGACTCAAATACAAGGCGGCGGTCGGTTTGGAAGTCGACAAGCAACAAATCACGATCGCGGCGCGACCCGCCGACCTCATCAATGGCGCGGCGTTCCTCACGGCGCTACGTGACGGGGCAATGGACGGCGCGACCGTGCAGCGCGACCGCGTGTTCATGAGCGCGCTGGCGCAAACGCCCGTCGGCGGCGTCACTTTGTTTCACGGCCGGGTCTCGACCGTCGACATGGTCGGGCGCACCAGCGCGACCCTGACGATCGCCTCGGACCTCGTGGTGCTCGACTACGACATGCCGCGGAATCTCTATTCGCCGACCTGTCTGCACACGCTCTACGATGCCGGCTGCGGTGTCATCCGCGGGACCTACGCCTCGAGCGGAACCGTGGCGGCGGGCTCCACCGCGAGCACGATCAACTATGTGGGCGCCGCGGCGAGCCAAACGCAGGGCTCGCTGGTGATCAGTTCAGGGGTCAATGCCAACGTGCGCGCGACTGTGAAGAGCGTCGTGGTCGGCGTCTCGCTCAACCTGATCTATCCGCTACCTTCGCTCCCGGCGGCCGGCGATGCGTTCACCGTCTATGCCGATTGCGACCATACGCGCGCGACCTGCCAATCGCGGTTCAACAACCTCATCAATTTTCGCGGGTTCCCGTTCGTTCCGCCGCCGCAGATTGCGTATTAGACGGTCGGGGATCGACGAAGAAAAGGCGTGGCGAATGGCGAAGACCGAATCGAGTACCGACGTCTCGCGACGGCTTCCCTCACACTCTCGCTCCGCTGTCGTGGCCGCCGCGCGCGAGTGGATCGGAACCCCCTACCATCACATGGCCGACGTCAAGGGCGTCGGCTGCGATTGCGCGATGTTGTTGGTGCGCGTGTTCTGCGATCTCGGACTCGTCGAACCGTTCGATCCGCGCCCCTATACCCGCGATTGGCATTTGCATCGCGGCGAGGAGCGCTACCTCGGGTTCCTGCTCGCGCGCGCGCATTCCGTCACGGCGCCGCTGGCAGGCGACGTGATTTTATTCAAATATGGCCGGTGTTTCAGCCATGGCGGCATCGTTACACGGCCGAGTCCTCTGACGATGGTGCACGCCTTCCATCCCGCGCGCGTGGTGCTGGAGGAGGAGATCGAGCGCAACGCCGAGGTGGCCGCGCGTCTCGGCGAGGCGAGGTTCGCGAGTTATTGGAGTCCCTCGCGATGAGCTGGTTCCGACAAAAGGGAGCGGTGAAGCCGGACTACACCGGTCTCCAGTTGCAGACTTCGGTCAACACCCTGCCGATTCCGATCGTTTGGGGCCAGAGCAAGCTGGCGGCGAACGTCGTCTGGTACACCAATTTCCAGACCCATGGCGGCGGAGGCGGCAAGGGCGGCCTCTTCTCGACCCCGAACGCCAACTACACCTACACCGCCGATCTCATCATGGCGCTCTGCGAAGGTCCGATCTCCGGGATCGGCGTGATCTGGCGGGACCAATCGACTTACACAATGTCCGAACTCGGACTGACGTTCTTCAACGGAACGACTCCGCAGGCGGTTTGGGGCTATCTCGCCGCCAGCTATCCCGTGCAAGCGCTCGCCTATCAGGGCACGGCCTACGTCTGCGCGGCAAGCTATCAACTCGGCGACACCGCCGATATCGGCAATCACAATTTCGAGATCATCGGAGTTCTCGCCGGAACTGGCGTCAATGGGATCGACGCCGATCCAGCGCAAGTGATCAACGACTTTCTGACCAATCCGCAATATGGCGTTGGCTTCTCCGGCGGCAGCATCAACGCGACGACGCTGTTCGGCTCAGGCGGCGACGCCTCCCTGCAAACCTATTGCAAGGCGCTGGGGCTCGCCTTCAGCCCCGCGCTGACCGACCAAGAGCAGGGCTCGAGCATTCTCTCGCGATGGCTGCAAATTCTCAATTGCGCGGCGGTCTGGAGCGGTGGGCAACTCAAGTTCATACCCTACGGCGACACGACTATCTCCTCGGGGAATGTCTCGCGCACCATTCAGTTCGCCGTACCAACGCCTGTCCAAGCGAGTTCGGGCGCGACGCCCCCGCCCTCGATCACCGTCTGCACGACCTCCGAATTCGTCGCCGATGGCGGCGTGACGTACGCCTTCACAGGGGTCGCGCTCACCTACATCGGCGCGACGGCGCCTTCCTCGGGAGGACAATACGGGCTATCGCCAGCCGGCACATACCTCTTCTGTCCCGGCGACGAAAGTCAGGCCGTCTCGATCACTTTCACTTACGCGACGCCGACCAGCTACGTGCCGAACCTCGCGCCGGTCTACAGTCTGACCGATCTCGATTTTGTCGACGAAGGCGGAAACAAGGACCCGGTCCAAGCCTCGCGCGTCGATCCCTTTTCCCTCGCGACGATTCAACGCGTCGAGTGTCTGTCGCGCTCCAACCAATATGGAGCGACGCCGGTCGAAGCGCGCGATCAATCGCAGATCGAGCTTTACGGTCCGCTGGTCGGCTCGACCATCCAGGCGCATGAAATCTGCGACGAGATCAATATTGGCCCGATCGTCGCGCAAACGATCCTGCAGCGGCAGCTTTACGTCCGCGCGCACTTCACGTTCAAGCTTTCGTGGGAATATGGCCTGCTCGACCCGATGGATATCGTCGAGATCAGCGACGCCAATCTCGGCCTGTCGAACTATCCCGTCCGGATCGTTTCGATCGAGGAGGATGACAAAGGCCTCCTGACGATCACCGCCGAGGAGTTGACGGTCGGCGTCTCGTCGCCAGTCCTGTATCCGAATTCGGGCCCGACGGGTTTTCTACCCAATCAAGGCGTCGCGGCGGACCCAGTCAACGCGCCATTGATCTACGAACCTCCGCCCGAATTGACCGGCAATATAGCCCAGGTCTGGGTCGGCGCCTCCGGCGGCGCTGGCGGCGTCGCCGACCCGAATTGGGGCGGCGCCTATGTCTGGCTCTCGCTCGATAACGTCACCTATTCTCGGATCGCCACCATTACGCAACCCTTGCGACAGGGTTCTCTCACCGCGTCGCTCGCCTCGGCGAGCGGTTGGGACACGACCGATACGCTTTCGGTCACGCTGGCGGAGAGCGCCGGCGTACTGTCGGGCACTTCGATCGCGGGCGCCCAACAGGGCGTTACTCTTTCGCTCGTGGACAGTGAATTGCTCGCGTATGAGAGCGCCATTTTGACGGGCGTCAGCTCCTATAGTCTCGACAATCTCCAGCGCGCCCTCTACGCAACGCCTCCGGCCTCTCACGCGATCGGCGCTGCCTTCGCCCGGCTCGACTCCGCGATCGTCAAATATGACTTGCCCGCCAACTATATCGGCCAGACGCTCTACCTGAAATTTCAGAGCTTCAACATCTTCGGCGCGGGCGTACAGGGCTTGGCGGCGTGCGCGGTGTATAGCTACACGCCGACAGGCGCGGGATCCATCGGCCCAGTCGCCCAGAGCCTCGCGGCGGGAAGTTCGCTCGACTACGGCCTCGCGAGCGCCGTCGTCTCCGAGACCGACGATTTCGGCGATCTCACCTCTCCCTATGTCACCACGATCGATCTCGGGAATCTCGACTCATGAGCGTTCAAGTCAAACGTCGTCGCGACACCGCGGGCAACGTCGCCGCCTTTACCGGAGCGCAGGGCGAAATCGTCGTCGACACGACCAACAACCGCATGGTGCTGCAGGATGGCCTCACCGCTGGGGGCTGGCCGGCCGCCAAGCTCGGCGAGGTGGTGACATGCGCGCGAACCTCGGTCAGCGACGCAGCCTATTCCGTGCTCGCGACCGACCGACTCGTCGCATTCACCTCGCTGACGGCCTCGCGAGCGGTGACCCTCTGCACCGCCGCGTCCTATCCGCCCGGCGTGCGTTTGATGATCGTCGACGAGACCGGCGCCTGTTCCGCGTCAAAGACCATCACGGTCGACCGCGCCGGCGGCGACACGATCGACGGCGCGACGAGTTTCGCTCTCAATGCCGCGTTCGCGGGGCTGGAGATCGAAAGCAACGGGACGAACGCTTGGACTATCCTTTCCCCCGCGCCGAGCGTCATCGCGTCGGTGGTCGGCGTCGGCACGGCCCCGGATCCCACCAACCCGTTGTCGGTCTACGGCGGCGCGGCCCTGTTCAACGGAGCGAATTTCAATGTTACCGTCAACAAGTCGATCGCGACCAATACCGCGTCGTTGATCTTCCAAGACGGTTTCTCCGGGCGGGCGCAGATCGGACTCAACGGCAGCGACAATCTCAGCTTCAAGGTTTCGCCGAACGGATCCACCTGGACCGCCGGAATTTCCCTGGACGCCGCCACGGGCGTTCCCACCTTCGCCAATCTTCGAACTCCCGTCTCCGACGCGGCATATTCCGCGCTGATCACCGATCGGCTGGTCGCCTACACGACGATCACCGCCGCGCGCGTGGTCACGTTGCCGAGCGCTGCTGCGTATCCGCCCGGCCAGTCACTGACGATCGTCGACGAATCCGGTTCCTGCTCCTCGCTACTGACCATCACGATCTCGCGGTCCGGGACCGACGCGATCAATGGCGGAACTTCGGCGGTTCTGTCTTCCGCGTATGGCTTCACGACTGTCGAGAGCAATGGCGCCAGCAAATGGACCGTGCTCGCGCACGGTTGATCATTCGGGCCTTCCTCGCTCCATCCGACCGAATACGTCAGGCGCCGCCCCAAAACTTCGAGGAATTGCAAATGTGTCATAAACCGCTTCGGGCGGCGCTCGTCTGCGCCCTGCTCGCCGCGCCGGCGATGGCGCAGACTTACAGGGATTCCGGCGGCACCGTCGTGCCCGGGGTCGTGCCCCTGCCCTTCGCCTATACGCCGATGCCGCCCGGTCAGCACAATTTGGCGCCGGCCTCGGCGACCGCGCTCACTATTCCCGCGGGCGCGCGGCTGGCGACCATTTGCGCATCCACCGCGCCGGTCAAGTACACCACGGACGGCGTCACGACGCCGACCGCGAGCGTGGGACAGCCACTGGCGGCAGGCGCTTGCGTAATCTTGTCCGGCCCCGCCGTTATCGCCAATTTCCTTGCGATTTCCGCGGGGGGAACGCTCGACGTGGAGTATTTTCAATGAGATCGGTCGTTCGAGCCGCCGCCTTCGTCCTCTTGTCGATCGGTTCGGCCTCCGCCGATCCAACGCCGATGATTCCGGCGACTTCGGGTCCGACGACCTTTTCCAACACTGAAATCCACTTCAGGGGCGCGGGCGCGGCGGGCAATGGCGTCGCAGATGACACCGCCGCCATCAACTCCGCCTTCACAGCGGCCCGAACCGCCCTAGCGGCTGGAGGCGGCGGCGTCGAGATCGTCTGTGACCCGGGCGTCTACAAGATCACTGGACCGATCAACGCCACTGGGCTCGCCGCTTATCCCGCGACGCGCCCGATCGTCATCAGCGGCCCCGGCTGCCTGATCGACGCGCACTTCTCCGGCGCCCCCATCATCGACGCCTTGGGAGACACGGCCGTAACATTTCGGGACTTCGCGCTCTACGGCGACGTTGCGCCGTCCCCGGCATCGTTCACCGCGACGATCTCAGGCGTCGTTCTGAATGTGACGGCAATTTCGTCGGGCGCGATTTCGGTCGGGGCCCACGTCGCCGGCGCCGGCGTTACCCCAGGGACGATCGTCACCGCGACCGGAACCGGGACAGGCGGAATCGGGACCTACATGATTTCTGTCTCTTCGACGGTGGGAAGCAGCGAATCGATGTCGAGTTATTCCGGCCCGACGACCGGCATTCAGATCGGCCGCCTGTCCACGGGCTCCTCTGACAGGAACGTCATCGACGAGGTCACCGTCTCCGGTAATTTCACGATCGCGGCCTGTTACAATCTCGCCAGCGAGACCACCCATTACAACCACGTCCGATGTTACAACTCGAATTCGGACCCGCAGAGCTACGGAGCGATTTGGGACGGTATCAATCATTTCAGTATCCAATCGCCATTCCAGGCACAAACGCTGGGTGCGAACGTTGCGAACGTCAGTCTCGACGACGATGTCTGCACCGATTGCGATATTCATTCCAACGCGGGAGGTCCAACCGTTTGGCTCGCGCAGATCCAGCGAATCTTCTTCGACGGCGGCTACATCCTCAATCAGAACGGCCAACCCGGCTTCGTCCTCTATGCGGGCGTTGGATCGCTGCAATACCTTCACGTCAACATACACATGGAGCTCGGGACGATGCCGGAGAATTTTCTCATCACCGGCACATCGTCGTCGCCGACGGTCCAAGGCCTGGAATATGAAGATCAGACCAATTTCGCCTCCACGAGCTTGATCGCGCTCGACGCGTCGTCCGGCGTGACGTCGGCTACGATCCGAGAGCTGAGAATAAGTATCGGAACCTTCATCAAGAACTCCGTGACCGTATTCGACAACCCGTCCGGCTATACGATCTTCGGCGGAACCATCCATCTTCCTTCGCCGACCAACTGGAACAATCCCGCCAGCTTTTCTGGAACCGTCTTCACCGCCGGAATTGCGCCATCCGGACAAGGTGCGACGCTCAACTACGGGGGTGGTTCGAATACGGCCACCGGCCTCAACGCGACCGTGTGCGGCGGCGCGCAGAATGTCGCGTCGGGGTCCGCCGCGTTTGCTTGCGGGTTGGGCGACATCGCCGACGGCTCCTACGATGTGTCACTGGGAGACGGCGCGCTCGCGCACGGGCGGCTCGGGATCATGTGCCACGGATCGAGCAATAGTACGCCGGGTCAGACGCAGTCGTGTTCTGGACAGATGCAGGCCGCGGGCACGACGCCGATGCAGTTGACGGCGAACGCGGCGGCCGGCGACACGTCTAACGAATTCAACGTGACGACCAGCGATACGACTTTCGGCTTCGCCCTGAGGATAAGCTGTCGAGACATCACCACGCCGGGGAATGATGTCAGCGCGTTGTGGCTCAACCTGATGTTGTCGCGCGACGCGGGCGCCTCGACCACGACACTGACCGCGGCCAGCAAAACTACTCCCGACTACATTCAGACGCGGGGCGCGGCGGCGTTCACCTGGGCCCTGGCGGCCGACACGACCAACGCCGGGCTTTCGGTCACCGCGCTGCCGCCAAATGCCGACACGTGGCATTGTGGCGCGCAGGTGCTGCCATCGATCGAGGTTCAATAGATGTCATCGCGTCGAGCTTCGGCTGGGCCCCGATGACTCGGCATGCGGGACCGACGCACGGTCTCGACCCACCGCGTCGACGTGAAACAACGATCCGCGAGAGAATCCGAAATGTTCAACCTTCGCTTGCTCAGAGCCGTGTTCGTGGGTCTCGGAATCGCGGCGGGGCCCGCCTTCTCGCCGCGTTCGCTGGCGCAGACCTACCGTGATTCCGGCGGGACGGTCGTGCCGGCGATCGGGCAGGCCGGCTCGAACGGTAAGGACTACAGCGCCAATCCACCGACGCCGCCGAACATCGGCGCGAATTTCGGCGCGACCGGGCCCTACGCCAATTACGTCCTGATCGCGACCGTCCCCGCGAGCGCGACACGCTTCTTGATCGATGTCGAGAACACCTCGGGCGCGCAGGTCGTCATCGTCCGTGACGACGGCGTGGCATCGGGGGGCGTGTCTCCCGCCAACGCCAGCATCTTCGCGCTCGGGGCAGGTTCGGGGGTCGGTTCGCAGGGCGGTTCGTGGTCTTCGCTGACTTTCAAGGGGCGGGCGCAGATCTATGCGCCATCGTCGATGGCACAAGTCGCCGTGTTCGTGGATTGAGGGTCGGATTTCATGAGCTCGCCTCCCCCCTTCAATCCCTCGAGACTCGCGGCCCTGACGATCAACGGGCTCGGCGACAGCATCATCGGCGGTCAGTCCTCCTACGCGGTTCTCAACTCGGCGACGTTTCAGTCTCAACTCGCCAACAACGTTCCAGCATGGGCGCCGAGCACCGCCTACGCGTTGAATTCCGTCGTGAAGAACGGCGGCTACGCCTATTATTGCACGGGCGGGGGAACATCGGCGTCGTCGGGCGGCTCGAGCGGCATTGGCAATGCGATCGCCGACGGCTCCGTGACTTGGCATCTGAACCCTTCCGTCAAGGCGCAGAAGAGCGGCACCAGCATGCTGTTTTGGGCGGAGGCGTTTTCTCTCGGGACACTGCGTTGGGACCTCGCGCAGGGCTACGGCGGGATTGCATTGTCCCTGCTCAAGGTCATTGTCGTGAACGGGGGGAGCAATTACTCGATCGGCGACACGGTCACATTCAGTAGCGGCGCGGTTGGGACGCTGACGATCGTTGGCGGCGTCATCAAGCGTGTGACGTTGAGTAACTGCGGCTATTCCGCAACCAATACATTTGCCTATTCGCTCAACTCCTCGACTGGATCGGGCGCCGTGCTTTCGTTGGTCGGAGCTGGCACGGGAACATTCGGCGTCCCCGGGTGCCTGACCTCGGACATGGTCGCCAGATTGCCGGATTGTCTGGCCTCGTCCGTCGACATTTTCGTGGTCAACGGCGGAACCAACGACGCCAACAACGGAATCGCCGCCGCGACGATCTGTGCAAACCTGCGGACCTGCTACGAGACCCTCATCGCGGACGGCCGCAAGGTTATCGCCTCGCCGATCTCGCCGCGCGCGACGAACAACCTCGTCACCATCATGACCACGATACAGCGCGTCAACCATTGGGTCCGCGCTTACTGCCGCGGCGAACCGTGGGCCAATCCCAGCGGCTTCAATCAGATCGCGCTCGCCGATCCGACCGGATATTGGACCGACGGAACCAGCGGACTATTCTACCCGATCGGCGGGACCGGCGGCATTCAAGGCGCCGTCACTCAGGACGGCCTGCACCCATCACATCGCGGGGCGATGTATTGGGGCAATTGCATCTGGCAAGCCGCGCAGAAATTCGCCGCTGTGAACTGCGGGTACTCACCGAGGGGATATTCGAGCGATGACGGCTACGACAGTCTGCTCGCTCCGGGCGGCAATATGCTCGAAGGCGTGGGCTGGATTCCACTGTCCGCCTACGTCGTGGGTCAGCAATGTTTCAACGGATCCAGCACATACCGGTGCGTGACATCGGGCACCTCAGCGGCTTCGGGAGGACCGCTCGGCGCCGGCTCGAACATCATCGACGGCGCATGCGCCTGGACCTGGATGAAGCAAGCGAAGCTTTCTGTGATGGGGTCCGGCTCGACCAGCGCCGCGGCGACGGTGGGCGCCGTCAGCGTCAGCGGAAATCTGGCGACGGGCTATACTCTGAGCCGCTACGGAGGGTCCGCGGCCGGAACGATCGTCTGCGCGATCGAAAACCCCTGGAGCAACGGCCAGAAGGGCCAGCGGCAGAAGCTGATATTCTCGCTCGGCTCCGGCACGACCACGGAACAGTGGGCGTTGACCCTCGGTTTTGCCGACACCATCACGTCGATGAACATTCCGATCAGCGATCTCGGCGTGACCTACTTCGAATACGAGATCGAGCTGGAACTTACCGGCGTCGCCAACCTGACGCAGTGCTACCTGATGCCCGCTAGTGGCGACACGAATCTGTTGGTGAGCACAGGGCCGGCCCTGGGCGGCGCGGGATGTGAGTTGGTCGCGTCGAGCGGCGATCCGATGCCATGGCCCAATGGCGGCAAACTGCTGCTGCGCTCGGCCCCCGTGATCCTGCCCCCCAACATTGTCGACTACTTCACTCAGTTCATCATCGGCTTCAACGCCTCCGGCGCCGCTGGCTCGGCGACCGCCGCCGTCGCGGTGAACTATCTCAGCGCTCGCAAGTACGGGCAGCTGTGACGGGCAGTATGGAGCAGCGGGTTCGCGCGCTCTTTCGCTGACCGCCGGCTGCCCGCCGCTCATCGTCCCGTGCTCCGCAACCAAAGGATCCGCCATGTCGAAACCGGTCGTCGCCGGAGCGTTCCCGCTCGCCCGTCTCGCCATGGGCCTCCTACTGCCGATCGCCTGCTGTCTGGTTCCCCTGTCGGCCCATTCAGAAGACGCCGGGGGCTTCCGCTGCGGCCCCGCTAGCGGCGCCAATGAGATGGCGAGGGCCACCGGCGGTGAGCCGTTCATCACGTTGTCGGGCGAGCAATTCCAGTTCGTTCGTGGCCTGTTCGTTATGGCGCCGGACACACCCTCGTCGCTGCCGCCGGGGGACCGCGCGGCGATGTCGATGCGCGCGGACGGCTCTGCGTCGATCGTGTTCGTCGATGGCGACCAAGCTTGTGCGCCGATGAAACTCGGAAAGGAAGGCGTCGACCTTCTGATGCAGGTCGGGCGCGGAGAGATCGTTCACGTCGGGAGCGGGCTTTGAGCCTGCCAGCGGCGCCGGACCATCCCGGCGATGTCGACTTCTATCTCCTGTTCCTCGCGGCGATATGCGTCGTCGCGGCCATCAAGCTGTTTGTCGTCATCCGCGCGGAGAGACGAAAGTGACGCCGACCTTTCTGCAGCCGCCGACCCACTATGAGCGCGACGAATTCCGCGCCTACATCCAAACCTTGACGTGGGGCGCGTGGATTCCGCGCATGCCCTATCTCCACAACACCGGCGTGCCGTCACTGAGGCAGTGGCTGGCGATGGGCGCGACGCCGCGGGAGCGTTGGGGCGGCAACCTCGATCGATACTATCGAGGCATGGGCTGGCACGCGGGCCCGCATCTGGTCGCGTGTCCGGACTATATCTGGGTGTTGTGTGATCCAACAATGCCGGGCGTCGCCCAGAGTTGCTCCAATTCCCTCGCGTTCGCGATCGAAATGGTCGGAGATTACGAGGTCGGAGGCGACGATTTCGCCAGCGGCGAGGGTGCGAAGGTGCGGGACAACGCCGCCTTCGCCGTGGCGGTGATGGCGGACCTATTCGGCTGGCGCGATCTCGCCGACTACGCCTTCAACGAAAGGGGCCTACACTTTCATCACGATTGCGCGGCCGATCATCACGCTTGCCCCGGCTCAAAAGTTACCAAGCCCGACATGCTCGCGCGCGTCGCCTCGTTTCGCGCCGAATTCGCGGGAAAGCCGGGGGGGGGCCGCCTCCGTCGGCTCTTCCGACCGAGCCGATCCCGTCCGAGCGACGCGCGCCGCCGGCCGTCAATTCCGTCGACGACATCCAGGCGGCGCTCAATCGCCTGCACATTCCACCCGAGGAACCGATCGATGGCGCCTACGGCCCCATCACGATCGCCCGGGTGA